ATCACCACTCCGGTCTATGCTCACCATGGCACAGAGACCACCCTGACCACTATACCAATCAAACAGTGTATGGCAAAGGGTCGTGATAACGGCAAACACTTCAAGTCATACTTTGAGATGGATGAGTTGCTATACAATGGCATCATAGCATATCTCTATCGCCAAGGTGACTATGTTTATACTATCACCTGTATCAAAGGTTACGGTAAACCAGACACCATGCGTGAGGCAAAGCAGACAGCAAAGAACCGTGAAGAGGATCAGCAGGATTCCATTCAATCAATTCTGGACGCATACAAATGAAACGGATATCCTGGAGTTGGCAGTGCCCTGCTCAGAGAATGGAAATACACCACGATGAAGTAACGGGTGAATATGTGCTGATGTGTGGTCTGGGCAATACGCATGAGTTCTCCACGCCAACGGTACATAAGAAGATCCTAACGAACGAGAGGGATGCTGAGGCACTTGGCCAGGAGTATCTCAGAAGTTATGGCACCCCAAAGTGGTCTAGCATAACGAAATAGTGCTTGACTTTTATTCAATAATAAGGTATAATAGTTATTGTAGGTTGGGAATTTAATCATAGGAGAAGTGAATGAAGTCTGTTGAGATCAATCAAGTGAGTAATGGGTTTGTGGTTATTGTCAGTGATGATGATAGTGGTGAGCAAACGAGATACGTGTTTGCTAAAGAAGTGCAAGTTATGAAGTTCCTGAAGTCGATATTCAAGAGTGCTGAGTAGTTCTATATGATCTTATATGAGTTTATTCCTAAGCGAAAGAAAAGTAAACCCACTGCTGCAAAGCGGTTGTTACAGAAATCTTGGACAGAGTTACTGGAGAAATATAATGTCAAACAAAATAGTAAAGTCAGTCTGCAGTCTAATAGCATTGAGCATAGCCTTCCTATCAGGGATTTTGGCGGAAATGTTCGAAGTCTAGGTGACGGCATAGGTACGGCAACAAAGAAGGCAACCAACGTCTATACTGGCACTGCTATGATTGGAATAGCAACCATGCACAAATCTAATAGTGTGCCAGTATTTTCTGTTAAGGAAGCAATTGAAATATCTAAAATGAGAAGAGGGTAACAACGTGAGTAATTTACAATATGCATCAGATGTATCACACGATAAACCAAAGTTACAAGAGTTGCTGGATGAGGTGATTATTCAGAAAATGAAGATGGATAAGTTCTTCAGTATGTTTCTTGAGAAGTTTGAGAATGATATGGATTCAAATGTTCTGGGTACGCCTATATGGAATCTATACAACGCCAAAATGTCTCAGTATAAAGAACTGCGATCCCTGGAAACGGCAACCAAATACTATCTTGCGAGACCACTATGATATTTGAAAACGCAACCGAGTTCTCTCTGTATATTGAGGAACTATCTTCAAACAATCGAATGACCCACATAGATGCCGTGCTGTTTTACTGCAAGGAAAACTTCGTGGAACCAGAGGAGATTGCTCCACTGATCAGTCCATCACTGAAGGATAAGATCGCAATGAATATGCGGGCAGATCGACAAGGCACCACCTATACCCCTATGCTGGATGCATAGTGATCACTGGGTTTCGCTGTTACAAGTACTACATTTCGATCAAACTTCACTTTACAAAAGATAATTATAATGTTTTTTTGACTAGGGGTAATGTAAAGGGTTCTGAGCAGGCGTTCATATCCCGGAATGACCGGTATCTGTTTGAAAAGATAGCACGGAAGCACCAGACTGATCGTGAAGTGATAAAGTATTTTGTGGCAAACTTTAGTTACGGCAATGACTCTGTTGTGTATAATGAAGATAGTGCTGAGGATAACCTGCAAGAGTGGAATCGTCGGAGAGAAAGTCTCACTAGGGTATTTGAGAACGACCTACATGAAGTGGTATTACAGAAGGAAAGGAATAATCTGTCCAGAGAACAGATATTTGAGTTTAACGGGAATAACCTTCCTCTGCTGCTCAGGATGTACATAGGAAAGAAAGTGACTATAGAAACTATGTTCCTGCTCTCGAAACTCAATGGATATCTCAAGAGTTGGCATAATAATAGTTCTATGATACTCTGGGAAGATGATCGCCGCCGTATAGAGAAATGTGAGGGTTTCGTCAAACTCAACCCAGAAAAACTAGATCCAATTTATGCCTCCTTCATGGAAGAATTAGAATGATTGATTTGACTTAATACATAGTTTCAGGTATACTTATATTTATAAGAATTAGAAATTCGGAATTCCGAATAATTGAAGTACTAATCCATAAGGAGGGAACAGAAGGAAAATGAGCAAGACAAGACGATATTATATCGACAAATTTGATGAGAAACAAGAAGGTCGATTCACCGGCAACAAGAAGGTGAAGGGAATGAAGATACTAAATACAATTGATGAAGAAGAATCATCAGATCCCTTTGCAGATGAGATGTCAGTGACCGATCAGATCTTCATCAAACACATCAAACATACTAATTAATACGATACTTTATAAGGACTAATAATATGGATCTCAATACGTTACGAAAGATGCGCAACACCGACTTCGGTAAGATTGCACAAGAGTTTGAAAAGATTGCAACACCTGGTGGCAACACTAAGTCATATCAAGATGACAGGGTTTGGAAGTTAGAACCAGACAAGGCAGGCAATGCTTCTGCCACCATTCGATTTCTACCCAAGACAGAAGGCGATGAACTACCATGGGTCAAGGTATTCTCCCATGCCTTCCAAGGACCAACTGGTAAGTGGTACATCGAAAATTCATTGTCGACAATTGGACAGGAAGATCCGTTAAAAATAGCGGCTTAATAGAGCAATCTATTTCGAAAAACTCGGTTAATTGCTGGAACACCCTTAGAGCCAATAATTCCACAAAGGGGAATTGAAGTCTCCGGTTATATAAAATAGACTATAACTGGAGGGATTATGAATATAACTTGTGCAGTAACAAATAAAGACTTTACCTCTTTACGAGGATTCTTGAATCACCTAAGAACATTAAATATGACTTCGAAAGAATATTACGACAAATACGTAAAACTACCAAATGAAGAAGTGTGTTCTTGTGGAAATACTAAACTATATAGTGGTTGGAAATATAATAAATATTGTTCGACTCAATGTTCTGAACAAATTTCCGATAGAAATGTATATATTTCTAATAGATTCAAGGGTGTGGATAGATGCGAAAAGTTACGCATCTTGAAAGAAAAAAGAGGAATTGTTGATGTGAATGTATCTAAAAGAAAACTAACCATAGAAATCAATGCTAATAAATTAGGATTAACTGTTTTTGAATATCATTCTATAATTGGCAAGAGAGGTTCAGATACAATCACACAAGAAAATAGAGATAAATCGACGATAACTGCATTAGAAACTAGATTTAATAACATTAAATCTAACTATAAAGATTATGCTTTATTCGGCGAGACTATACGAGTTCAGGGTTATGAACCCCGTATATTAAATTATCTACAAACCATATTAGATGAGAATACATTAGTTGCAAATGGGAAAAATATTGGATGGTTCAAATATAATTCCTCTGATGGTAAGCAACATATGTATTTTCCTGACATGATCATACCAAATTTTATTGTTGAGGTTAAGAGCACTTACACATTTAACCAAAATAGATCGAATGTATTCAATAAAATAGGTGGAGTATTTTCTGATAATAAAAATTTGTTGCTTGTTATACCTTCAATTTCAGAAGTTCGAAAGAACAAACTTGATGGAACGAAAAAATTATTGGATTGGGCAATCAGCAGCCAAGCATCTAAGGATTACACAAATACTCCATTTGTGGCAATCTATGATGAAGGTTCAACGACTATCCTTATTGGAGTAGAGTCAAATGACTCGAAATGCCGAGGCTCTTCAAGAATTCTTGAAGAATGTGATATAGTCTGGTCTGCGGCGAAATCCGTAGCAGTGTAGAAGTATTATACGGGAATAAAATCATGAATTATTCTGAACATAACGTAGGACAATTAAATAGCACTCTCTGGAACTCTGGTTCCGATGCCAATAAAGAAATTGCCCGTAAACAAAAGCGCAAGTTGCATTTCTATGTAAACATTCTAGTGATCTCTGATCCTAAGCATCCTGAGAATGAAGGTCAAGTCCGTCTATTCAAGTTTGGTAAGAAGATCTTTGATAAGATTATGGATAAGGCACAACCGACTTTCGAGGATGAGAAACCAGTCAATGTGTTTGACTATTGGGAAGGTGCAGACTTCAAGTTACGTCAGCGTAAGGTTGAAGGATATCCTAACTACGATCAGTCAGTGTTTCTGGAACCAGCAGCAATTGCAGAGGATGATGAGACCATTCTGAAGATTGCAAATGCTCAGCACAAGTTATCTGAGTTCACAGATCCAACTAACTTCAAGTCATATGATGAACTGAAGAAGAAGTTGGAGATGGTTCTATCAACTGGTGGAGTTACTTCAAAGAGTGCTTCTGATATGATGGAAGAGGAAGTATCGAGTTATTCGCCTCCAGTTGCAAAGAGCAAGGCAAGCCCTGAACCAAAGGTGATCCGTGCCGCAACAATTGATGAAGATGATGATTCGCTTGCTTACTTCCAGAGCATAGCTGATGCCGATTAAATAGTAACTGCTCCAAGAAAACCACCTTCGGGTGGTTTTTCTTATGCTGGTGAATATCTACTATCGATATGACGGTTGAATGTGCTCTCAGGGTTGCGGGTAGTGTGTCTATAAACCGTGGCTTCATTCTTTGTATTATTGACATTAGTGGTTGGAGCAACAACAACATTGGATGTTCCACCACTTTGAGCAGCACCGGCATTTGCAGCAGATTTACCAGACACTATGGCAGCACTGGTTGGTTTTACTGCTGCAGGTGGTTTTGGTGCAGGTGTTGCTCCTCCATCTGCAAATGGATAGTATGGACCCAGAGACACCTCTGTGCCAACAACTGGTATCTTGAATTTAAATTCTGGGATACCAATACTCTTCAATAATCCAGTGAAACTTTCAATTGCAGATTTGAAGAAATCACTGACTGCGGTGAATACTGAAGTAATTGCTCCAATGAACGCCTTGACTGGTTTCTCAATATACTCCGTATAA